AATCCATTCGGCTAATTGAGATACAGCAGGCAATAAAATATCACCAATTGTAGTTCTAATATCCTGCATTGCTGCCCCAAGTGTAGCGAATTTTCCAGTAGCGGTGTCCATAATTTCGGATGCTGTTTTAGTTCCAATACCTGCTTCACTTACTGCTTTTGTTAATGCCTCTACTGCCGGGACTGTTTGTCTTGAAATAGCAGTAGCAGCAGCAAAAGCTCTTTTACCAAATAAGGCTGTAAAATTAGCACCTTTTTCGTGTGCCTTACTTAATAATTCTACTACTCCAGTTGATGTTTTAAGTGCTTCATTAACATCATCCATACTTATTCCTACTTTTTTAAATTCTTCTACCATTTCAGCAGTTGGATCTTTCATCATTAGAATAGTTTGTCTAAATTGAGTTCCTGCCATAGATGCCTCACCAGTAACCTTTATTACGGCATCAACTATAGGAATAGTTTCCGCTAAACTCCAACCTAATTCACCAGCTGCGACACCTGCATATTTAAAAGCTTCTACTATTTCATTTCCTTGAAAGGAGGTATTTGCTAATGCACCAGTTAAAACATCGGAAATATATGCCATATCTTTTGCTTCAAGATTATACTGCTGCATAAGGTTAAGCATCATTTTAGTAGTTTCGGCTTCATCAGTTCCCAAATTAATAGCAGTTTCAACAATGGGGTTAAGCATCTTTTTCATTTGGATAACATCATAACCTTCAGAAGCCAACCTATTAAATACATCAGCTACTTCACTGCCAGATTTTCCAAGTTTAATCATCTCTTTGCTTAATGCAATTTTTTTAATTTCTGCCATTTGTGTTACGGTAGCACCTGATTGGATTTCAACCCGTTTTAATTTGGTTTCCAAATCCATTGAGCCTTTTACTGCATATCCGAAAGCTGCAGTAATTGCTACTCCTGCAACGGTCATAACCTTACCTATTGAAGCTAATTTTACAGACATTTTATTAACTGATTTTTCTAATTGTGTTTGTGCTTTGTTTAATCCAGTAGTTAACTGTTTAGAATCGGCTTTTATTTCTACAAATGCTTCAGCAAGTTTTATTGGAATCACTTCCCTTATTTGACAATTATTTATTTTAAGTATATTATTCAAATAAGATTGTCTAATATATTGGAGGTATACTTAAATGAATATTAAGAGATTAGCAATATTTATCATTACAATATCTATAATATTTGTTGTTTTATTTATTTATCTACCCAAAAAAGATATAACTTCATTTAGCGAAAGTAATGGTTTGGGCGGTGGTGGAGGTTCAGTTGGTGCTTTTTATGATGATAAAAATTAATAATCTTTAGGCACTTTTAATCCTAATTTCCTTGATTTCTCTATTAATTCTTTATTGGTCAATTTGCTCATTTTTGATTTTTTATTATCTTTTGAATTACCAGTAAATATCTTTTCAACATTCGGTATTTCATATAGGTAGCTATAGAATTGATATAAGCTTAATTGACCAAGCTCTTTTGGGCCCAAAGCTGGATAATATCTTGATAATAGGGCAAAGGCAGTAGCCCAGCTTATTTCCTCTTTACTACTGCCCTTGTGGGGTTTTTTGGCGTTTTAATCATCTGCACTACAATTGCTGATATCTCGGTAATGTTTCCCTCTAAAAGAATTTCCCTTACATCCTTTAAGGTTATTTCAGGTTGCTTGACCATCATAGAACGCCATAAGATAAATTTTAGATTATCAAAATCATTCAATTCTTTTTCTTCATTAACCTCAATACCCGTTACCTTAGCCATTGCTTCTATTCTTTCATTAACATCAGTAACATATTTCTGAATTAACTGGACACGCTTACCTCTGATATACTCTTTTAAAGCTGATAAGTCATCAAGGTTAATCGGACTCAACTCATACTCCTTGTCACCGAAAGTGAATTTCTTGCTACTTGCTGTCATATCTTCAAGTTTATCTTTATTCGCCATTTACTATCTCCTTATTTTATTTTTTAGCCTGTGGTATTCCAGGCAGCTGTTTTAGTTTTAAGTGTCAGAGCTCCCACTCCTTGAAAACCAATATTTTGAGTTATCAGAGCATCTACTGGCGTCCCTTGATCAATTCCTGTAACAATAGTATTCCCTTCGTAATAATGTGAGGGAGAACTCGTACTTGGAATGGATACATAATTCAAGAAAAATCTTATTTTAACAGTTTCTCCCAACCAATCGTTTATAGCATTTCCAGTTGAAAGAAAATATTTGTCTGCACTTGCCGTCCAATTAGTAATACTTGAGATATAAGATCTACCTTCAGATGAAGTATCGAAAGCTGTAGTATCTAATAAATCCACCTTATAATTAGTTGCCCAATTATAAAATCCCATTTCTTCATATCCTGGTTCTGTCTCTAAAAAAGTTATTACTCCTGTATCAGTTCCAGTAGTTACCGCTTCATTTACCGTCAATACTCCGGAGCTTACTGTATTAATAGTGAATATTCTATTGTTTCCGGTAGAAGTAGCCCCTGAAACTTTAATCAACATTCCAACAGAATATCCTTCTGTTTCAAAATCTATTTTCCCGGTAGCACCGCCAGCAGTTGAAGAAGTTATAGTTTGGTCAGTAGCACCAGTAGTCCCTTCTCCAAATGTAATACTATTTGCAAGTGCTGGGTGTGTTAATTCTTCGTTCCAGTAAACTGCTCCGTTTACTCCGCTTATTACTGCCATTATTTATCACTTCCTTTTTATGATGTACTTGAAGCTAAACTACCTGAACCTTGAAAGGTATAAGATTGAGTAACTAATCCGTCTACTCCTGTTACAACGTCCATTGCAGTTATAATAATTCCTCCATAAAATAAGTCCGTTGTTCCAGTCGCTGATGTTTTTAAAGTTATATTAGCTGTAGTACCAGGAACTATTGCATTACTCGTTGAATAGTACCCTTCAAAAGAACCACTCCAATCTGTAAATCCTGCCACATAACTTCGACCAGCAGTCGAATCATTAAAATTAGTGCTATCATACAAGTCTGCTTTACGAGATAATGTCCAGCTTTTAATATAAGTTTCTCCAGATGAACACTCTACACTTCCGTATCTTCCGCTTATTACTGCCATTATTTATCACTTCCTTTTGTTTTTTTATATTTCATCACCGATTGGCATGATGATATAATTTAATACCCCTTGTTGTGTTCTTTCATGTTTTGGTAATCTGGCAAGTAAACCATCTTGGGGCACTTTTTCTTTATGTCCTTCAAAATTCCCTTCCTGTTTCGTCTTCAATACAAAAGATTCTCTGGTATTAATAATCTCAATTCCTCTGCCTATTGCTATTCCAAGCCAATATTCGACTGATCCCTTTTCATTGCTGTAAGTTTCATTTCCTGCATCCGGCCTCATATCTACCCCAAATAACTGAATTTTTTTCGGCTGTTGCAGAATAGCCACTGCGAGCATGTAAGCAATCACATTCAAGAAAAAAGCCTGTTTGAACTCATCCATGATTTCTACAATGGGAATTACTGCATTATTCTTTAATACTTTATAAAGTTGGTTTGTGTATACAGGAATACCCAGCTTGTTTATGTTGTCTACAAATTCCCCGTCATCATGTAGAAATATACCCCTAATATCATGACCTATAAATAGTCGGTCTACTTTATGGTCTCTATATATGCAATTACTGCCCCATATTTCGCAGTTTTTTGGGGCTTCATCCATTGCTTGATACCATGACGGACCCTGTGCAAGTATGATTATTTTGTCTAAATCTTTTGTAAAATCTAACTTTTTCGGCATTATTCCTCCTTTCTTATCCTATTTCTTATGAAATATTCCTCGATATTGAATCACATATTGCCAATAATCGTCTATTTTGTCTGATACACTGAATTCCCTAACAAATTGAACAGTATTATAGCTATCTAAAGTAAGCACTGCATCATCATATAAAGTAGTTAGTTTAGCATAAATAGAATGTAGGGTTGTTATAGCATCGCTATCATCAAACACGCTGAACTGATATAATGCATTCTCCATAACATCGCTACCGAACATATACTCAGGAGAATCATTAATCTCATGAAATACAATATAGGGGAATGATATTTCCTGTGGTGCTTTGCTATTCCACATTCCACCAGTTAGGGCAGCATATAAACTGCCTGCCCCAGTGCTCCCTTTATATTCTGCTATTATTGCTTTATCTAAATCTTTCATAAATCACCTTTTTATAGATATACAATTAAATCAAATATATAATCCCCTGAATCGCCAACATCATTTTGGTAGGGCATGTAAGCATAATCAGTTTCTGTTAGATATTCATTTTCATTATTCATTATTTCCTCCTTTTAATTTTTTTTACCCTGCTTCTAAAATCTTATTTAATCGGTGTAGTCAATATCTTAATTATTTCAGCTTTATTTCTTTCTATTGCAGCCCTTAAATACGGTCTGGGTTGCATATCCTTCGTTCCCAGTTCTAAATACCTTGCATATTTCACATTAGTGCCTATCTTGCCAGTAATGGAAAATAATATCTGTTCAATCTCGTAGGTTATCGAAGCTCTTAACT